TTAGAAGAAGATGAGTTTGAAATTAAAGACACAGATAAAGAAGATGTAAAATTATCAAAAGATAAACTTAATCTTTTGAAAAAACATCTTACTGAATATCAGTCAAAAAAACAAGCAATTGATGAAGTCTATAAAAACTCTCAAAATTTAGAAGAGACAGGTGAAAAGATTAAAACAATTTTAGGTGAAGAATCAGAAGAGAGAAATCCATTTTTAGTAGATTATAACAACATTGCAAGAATAACCAAAGAAATTGATATTATTCATAAAGAGTTAGTTCAAGATAAATTAAGAGCAGATGACTTTAGAGAAGAATCAACTTTAGTGAAAGACTCAGAGACTAAAGCCGCAATTGTTGGTAAACTAACAGATGTTCAGAATAGAATAGCGGAAAAAAACAAAAAAATTGTTGATAAACAAAAAGAAATACAAGAGCTAACTACCGAACATCAGGAAAAAATGTCTCAAATGAAAGAGGATATGGAAGAATATATCAAAAAAATATCCGAAACAGAGAAAAAATAGAAAAAATATCATTTTAAAAGTTTTATATATACTTTAAATTAAAAAATTAAAATAACAATATGGCAATTCAAATTGGAAAATACAAGAGACCAGGAATCTTCATAGAAGAATTTGACAATTCAATAATCGCTTCTCCAGTTGTTGAAGGTATAACTAACCTTATCATAGGTGTTTCTAAAAAAGGACCTGTGAATACACCAATTAGAGTACAGACAGTTGGTGACTTTGAAGCCATTTTTGGTCAATTGGACAGAAATCTTGAAAGAAAAGGTTCTTTCTTTCATAGAACAGTTGCAAAAATGCTTGAGACAGCGCCAGTTTTCGCGATGAATCTTTTAATGACAGATGATAATTTAGACTTAATTGATTATAAATCAATGTCTTCATCAGCACAATATAATAATGACATTTTAAGAGATGGTCCTTATAGAAGATTTTTCGATACAACAGGGTTCTGGAAAAGAGATACTGAGTCATTCATTAACTTAACTAAAAATAATACAGGTTATGCAGAGAGAGCATTTAGTTTCACTAATCTTTCCGACAGAGCAATATCAGTATTTATTTTTAAATCAAGTTTAGTTGGATTCAATAGAACTCTATTAGAATGGTACGGTTCTATTGACAAAATGCCAACCTATGTTAATCCACAAGATTACGCATCTGACTATTTAGTAGATGTAGTTGTAGTTGGAGGAGACTGGTCAAACTATCAAGAACTAGCTGTTGATACAAGATGGAGTGCTTATTTTAACGCATCGGGTCTTAGAAAAGAACAAATTAGAAATTTTGCCAATGACAGAAATGTAAACCTACTAGCATACTACGAAGGTTTATCATTAATTCCATATTTTAGAGATTTAAATGGTAGAAATATTTTCATTGAAACCACTATTAACAGAGACACAGATAGAACTGGTTTATTCTGCGCATTCAACACAGACTTAGTAGAAGATGATTACTACAATGGTTTGCTAGATATAATTGGTAATACAATTGTTGGCCAAGTAGAAGCAGATATTGACTTTTTATCATATAAAGAAACAATTGCTGAACAAATTGAAATAACAGCAGTTCCATTAGATTTACCAGGAAACGTAACATCTATATTTGGAGCAACCGGTGCTTATAGTTCAGGATATCAAGGTCAGGATGAACACGCTTTTGGTGAATCAGGTATTTACGGACCTAACGGAGGCGGTGATCCTGCTACAACATCAGCAGTTATCAATAACGGTGATAATAGAACTGGATGGTTTGGTGAAGGGTCAGTTTATAACGTGGAAGAAGGAACAACAAGCTTAACTGGAACTGGTTCTATTTCAATTAGTTATAATGTAGGCGCAGGAGCTTTTGCTATTATTGGTGATACTTATATAACTTTATCAACTACATCATCAACTACAGAAACATTGACTGTTAATTCTAGTGATTATCCTATATCATCTAGCACAAACTCATATGTAGCAACTTTTGTTGTAGACTCTACAGGAGAATTTAAAACAATAACATCTACTTTAGCATTTGACGGCACTAATTATCCGACGGTAAGTAGCACAGATGTAGTTTTAGGTTATGTAACATTCGGAATAGGTAGCAATGGTCAATTCGCTGGTGGAAAAACTATGTCTAGAGTAACAATTGACTCTAACGGATTCAAAAACCTTAACTTTGGAACAGCATCAGGAAATGACTTCTATATATCAGAAGTGAATGGCGTTGGTTCTGGAGATTCAATAAAAATTGAATTCTTAGGCACAAACACACAACCTTCAGTAAGAAACTATGCACAATACAGAAGGTTTAAAATGTTTAATAGATTAGTAAATCTTATTGATAGCCCTAATAAAAATAAAATGTCTCTAAACTTAGGAAAAACTAAAAATTATAGAAAAATTAGTTTTGACCAAATTGAAATTAGTGATATTCAAACTAATTCAACTCAAAACAAATCTTTTGTTTTGAAAACAGGACTAACTTCATCTGAATTATCAGAAGTATTACAGGGTCAACTTGTTATTTATACATTAGATAACGAATTTATTCTTGGTTCTGAATCAGTATCTACAAAAGAATCAGCAGCAACAACAACAGACGGTGTCGTGGCTAAATATTCTAAGTTTTATTCAAGATACTATGATGGTATTACAAATACTAGAGACTTCTTCTACAGCAACAGACTTTATCAAGATTATAGTGGTTCAACAAACACTTTATTAGGTGAAATGGTTGACATTACGTTCTTAGACGGAGAAGTAGCTGCGGGTCTTACTTCATCATATGCAGGATATGACTACATTGTTTTTGAAACAGATGCGATGTCAGCCACTGCTGCGGCAATTCAATTAGATTTTCAGACTTATGAACAAATTTTGTTCCCAGGTGCTCAATTAAATAAAGGCACATTCACCATAGTAACAAATGCGGTTGATCCGTTAATGACACCAAATGAATTAGCTAATGAATTGGGTATACCAAATGGATTCGCTTACCAGATTAATGAGGAAGTTGAATTTGAATACTTACCTGAGCAAAATCTTGTTTATAATTTCTTAAAGAAACATTACTTAAAAATGTATCTTGAAAATGACGGAGACCTACAAGTAGAATTTTTAGATGAACTTCTTGAATCAGATGAAGATGTTAATATTGAAGCTAATAATACATTCTATATTCAATCTAATAAATCAAATCTTAAACAAACAGTTGAGATTGAAATACCTACATCATATGTTCAAACACCAAATAAGATACTTATCAAAGGTGATAGATATACTGAAGTAAAAGTAGGTGATTTCTTAGAAGCTTATGTAGACGAAAGTACTCTACAATTAGGTCAATATCCAAGAAAACTAACAAGAATTCTTAGCAAAAGAGCTTGGTCAGGTGACTCTACTCTTACAGAAGTAACTTGTGATGCTAGAATTAAAAAATACAATTTTGGTGGTGATTATCAAACAATGAGATACGTTTCCATCGAAAATTATGTAACTACATACAAAGCAATTCCTTTGGATGGATTCAGAATAAGACAAGCATCTTTACCAGATGGTACAGAAACTAGACAAAATTCAATACTAAACTTAGTATCTAAAGGAACACCTTTATTCAAAGCAATTACAAATAAAGAGGCAATAGACTTCAGATATCTAATTGATTCATTTGGATTAGGTCTTACTGAGAGATCAAAACAACAATTAGTTGATATATGTGGTGAAAGATTAGACGCATTTGGTATATTAAATATGCCATCTTTGAGACAATTCAAAAACTCTTCTTCACCATCATTTGTAAACGCAGAGGGTGTGTTACAATTAGAATATGTTGCACAAGGAGGTGATCCTGAAAGCAACCCGGCATTCCTTTACTCTTTTGGAGAAGGAGCTGGTTCTACTTGTGTAGGTTACTTTAGTCCATACGTGTTAATTAATGACAACGGTAGACCATTAGAACACCCACCAGCACCATTCGTAGCAACTACATTTATGAGAAAACACATTTCAAATGTCACATCTGTTACACCGTGGACAATATCAGCTGGTATTACTAATGGTAGAATTACAAATATAAACGGACTTGAAATGGATTTCACACCGAGTGATGTAGAGTATATGAATCAAGCACAAATGAATCCACTTGTATTCAAAAGAAACAGAGGATATGTAATTGAAACTGAAAACACTGCTCAAACACTTTACAAATCAGCTCTATCTTACATTCACGTTAGAGAGGTATTGATTGAACTTGAAAGAGATTTATCAGCTATGTTACTTGATTATCAGTGGAAATTTAACACATCTGATGTTAGAGCGGAAATTAAACTAAGAGCTGACTCTATTTGTGAATCATTTGTAAGTAGAAATGGTCTTTATAACTTCTTCAACAAAATGGACGAAGAAAACAATACACCAGAGATTATAGATAATCAAATTGGTGTTCTTGATACCTATGTAGAACCAATTAAAGGTATGGGTATTATTGTGAACAATATCACAATTCTAAGAACAGGAGCTATAAGCGCTGGTGGATTTATAAATCCTTAATTTAATCAAATAAAAATAGAAACCCTCAATTTATTGAGGGTTTTTTGTTTTATATTAAACTTTTAACGTATTAATTATTATAATAGAGGAATAGTTATATAGAATATATATTTAAAAAATAACAAATTAATATGTCAAATAATAAGAATGAAATGTCTGAAGAAGAATACTTAAAAAGACATTTGACCGAAATGGATCAAGGTAAAAATCAATTTAGCGATATACCTTTCCAAAATGCAGAACCCGTGATAGAACAAAGAGTAGATGACTTACATTTCTTCAGTTTTGATGTAAAAGAATTACCTTGCGGTAAGTTTTATCCATCCGGAACACTACTACAAGTAAGAGCAGCACAAGTAAAAGAAATTCAAGCATATTCAATGGTTGACGATAATAACTTTTACGATATAGTAGAAAAGATGAATTCTATGTTACAATCTTGTATAAGAGTAAAATACTCTGACGGTAGAGTTGGTTCTTATTTAGAAATTAGAGACCAAGATAGATTATATCTGATATTCCTTATAAGAGAATTGACTTTTCAACAGGGAAATAGTCTATCAGTAAAAACAAATTGTAAAGCTTGTAATACAGAAACACAAATAGAAATAAAAAGAAGTACATTTGTATATTATGACGTAGATGAAAAATTAGAAAAATTCTACAGCCCATCTACAAATTCTTTTCATTTTAGATTGAAAAACGGAAAAGAATTCGAGGTGACACCTCCAAATATTGGTTTACAAAAATCTTTTACAGATTATATCATTAAAGAAAATCAAGAAAAAAGAACACCAAACCTTTCTTTCTTGAAAATAATTCCTTTTATGTTACCTGGTAGAACATCTATAACATACGATGGTATAAAATCAAAACTACGCGAATTTGAAGATATGGATGATATATCATTTCAATTTTTGAATTCAGCCATAGGTAAAATGACATTTGGTGTAAAAGAACTGAAATATGATTGTTCGTGCGGAGAGGAGGTCCGCACAGATATGCAATTTCCCAACGGAGCCTCAGGCATTTTCGTTATTCACGATGCCTTTGAAGCATATATTAAAGAATAAACTTTTACTTCAGAAACATTTCAATCTTCAAGAATTATCAATTGATAAATGGCCATTTTGGATGTTCGAAGAAAATATTAAAATTGTTAATGAGATTGTTGAAGAGGAAGAAAAACAGAGAAAGAAAGACGAAGAAGCTCAAAACAAACAAATGGGTAACTTCGATGCAAACTCAATGATGAGAAATGCACAAAGTATGACAAACAATGTCCCTAAATTTTAAATAAAAAACCCTCAGATTCTGAGGGTTTTTTTTGCACAAAAAAAACCCTCTTTATTAAAGAGGGTTTTACTAAATATTTTTAGTATTAGTATAATCCAGTAGGAGCCGCAACAGTTTGCTCACTAGCACTATCAATGTATTCATCAACAAAGTAATCCCATACAAATGTTCCTGTAACATCCTGAACGATTGTATTAGAAGACCAATCTAAATCCCAACCAGTCAATGACTTTAACTGAACACTATTAAAAGTTACTCTTCTTAACACAACACCTTTTTTATCGTGTTGGTTTACAATAATAGAACCAATAAGGTCTGCTTTATAGTGAGTATAACCATTTTGAGAGTTAAATAACAAATCATACCAAGCTTTTAACGTATTCCAAACTTCCATTGAACCAGCATCATTAACATTGACTTGGAATGGTATAGAAAGTTCACCAGACGTTTTAGTTGGTGTAGTTAAAAACTCTCTTGTTGAATACTTAAAACGTTGAGTAGCTTGTCCAACATCAAAGGCTGTAAGGTTAGCACCTCCTAAGTTTACTTTTGTAGCATTTTCTAACAAAAGAACTGGGTCTCTACCTTGATCATCTACTAATATTGTAGGTAAGATAAAAGTTATCTCAAATAAGTTAAGATACACAACTTCTTCTGGTAATGAACCAGGAACTCCCGGTGTTCCAGTTTGTTTTAAATTGGTAAAATGTGGTAATGGCATCTTTTTTTTATTATTTTTTATTTAATTTATAAACAAATTATGTATTATATATTATAATTTTATTCGTCTCTATCTTTTTTAATCTTTATAAGGTATATATTTATTTAAAAAATTGATTTTTTTCTAAATCTAAACAAACAAATCACTTTACAATACAATAAATATGAGTAAAATATATTTAATTGGTGATAGCCACATAGGCTTAGGATACCCAAATTCAGTCGACAAATGGTATAAAGTACACAAAGAATATTTTTCGGAATTTCTTATACCGACATTAAAAAAAAGAGTCAAATCAGGAGATATAATAATACACTTAGGTGACTTATTTGATAACAGAAACATTATTCCTATAAATCTTTTGAATTACGGAATGGATATAGTTGAAGAACTATCTAAAATAGCACCGACACACATTATCATTGGAAATCACGACCTTTGGTCAAAATCAGCCTCTGAAATCAACTCTATAAGACCATTTAGGTATATTCCTAATGTCACAATTTATGATAAAGTATCAAAGATTGAATATAATGGTGGAAAACTATTAATGATGCCATACATTGAAAAGAGGTTAGAACAAGTCAAACACATAGACGAAAATAGAGATTGTGATTATTTATTCTGTCACTCAGACTTAAATGGTTGTAAAATGCACCTAACATCAGTTGCTCACAAAAATTCAGACAAAATTGACATAGAAAACTTTTCAGCCTTTAAAGGTGTTTATTCAGGTCACATTCATTTAGTACAGACAAATAAAAACTTTACTTTTGTTGGCTCTATATTCCAAATGGATAGAAATGATTTTGGTGACCAAAAAGGAATCTTCGTTATTGATACAGAAGACAATACAGAAGAGTTTATTCCTAATAAAGTATCACCGGTTTTCAAAAAGGTAAGAGTGGTCGGAGAGGAAGATATAGAAGTTTTAGAAACATTAAAAGACACAAAAGACTACGTTGATATTTCAATATCAAATAATCTACTAATATCTAATAGAAAATTAAGAAGAAAGCTTGAGATCATTTTAGAAAAGAGCAATTTTGCATCAGTAGAATACATAGATGATATAACTAAAGAATTAGAAGATAACGAACAAGAATCAATAAATGAAAATTTAGACGAAGAAAAAATAGACATTTCTATACAACTTGACTATGAAGACTACGTAAAAGAATATATTCTGAAACAAAACTATGATAATGAAAAGTTCAAATCTGGTCTTTTAACAGAGTATGATGAAGTAATAAGAATTTTTAAAGAAAACTATAACTCAAAATTAGATTAAAATGAAATGCTTAGAAGTTTTTGATAGGTGCAAAATAAATAAACCATTCTCAAAAGAACTCAAAATATACTCGGAAAAATATTTGAAATCAATACTGAAAGAATTAGAAGAAATAGAAGAATACGAGAAATGTCATTTTTTAAATTCATTCATTAAAGAAAGATTTAATCACAAAAAAAACTATTTAAATGGTAGCCATTTGCACAATGATATGCAAACCATTTCACTTTGAAACTTGGTTAAACTATCACTTTAGTATAGGTGTCGAATATATTTTCTTGAGAGTTGAAAATACTCCGGAGTTAGAAGAAATTATTTCAAAATATTCAAACGTATTTGCATACTACGACTCTGATGTTAATACTTTTAATAACTACTGGACAATTCAAAAAAGACAAAACCATTTTTTTGAAACAATAAAACAAAAAATGTTAGATTTAAACATTGAATGGGTCGTCTCAAATATAGATTCTGACGAACTACTTTGTTGTGAAAACATAAATGAAATTTTAAAAAATGTTCCAAAAAATTATGACGTTGTTCAAATATCTAATTACGAGGCAGTTTACTCAAATGACAACGTTGATAATCCATTCATAGAAACAAATACTTTTATAGAAAATAATTTTTTAGCATACGGAAATGGTAAATCCGCGTCTAGATTAAATGAAAAAACCGAAACACATGGTCCACATTCATTCAAAGGTTCGGTTTTTAAACTTCTTCCAAGAAAAATCTGCGTTTTACACTACGAATCTTCAAATTTTGAAAGATGGTACACTAAATTTAAAAACTACAACCAGACAGATAAAGAATTAATTGATAAAATACCATTTCCATTTTATAAAGAATCAATCGAAATAATAAGAGAAGGTAACAAAGAAAAAGCAAGAAAATATTTTAATAAAAAAAAGGTTGATATATCAGAAAACACTTTAAAATTGTATTGGACACCTACATTACAACAAAAAAATATTTGCTGGGGTTAATTTACTTTTTAAGAGTGATTGTAATAGTAGCACTTTTATCACCATATCTATCTTCTGTTATTTCCTTTTCAACATTAAATTTTGAAAAATCTATACCTCTAAAAAGACCATTCCATTTTCTATCAGTATAAGAACTTACATATCCATTACAATTAACAGTGATTTTCAATTCTTCTTTATCCAATTTCTTAGTCATACCATTAACAAAGTCGCTTTTAGCAGCAAATGTTTTTTTAGTCATTTCATTATAAAGTTGTTGAACTAAAAACAAAGGTCCATCGACTTTAGATTTTTGTATAAAAGTAACTACTATATGATGTCTCATATGTGGATTTATTGAAACTCTAGAGCTTTCTAAGCGATTTTTAAGAGCTATTAACTCATCTAAGAAATCCCAAAATTTATCATCAATAATTGTTTCACTGTATCCACCAGATGGTCCTAATTTAAAAGAGTTTCTAAATATTATATTAATAGATTTATATCCAGAAAATTCACCTTCGGTTATAATTCTTGGTTCCGAAAAAGAATATTCAATTCCTAGGTCAGCAATAGGAAGTAATAACTCATCTAAATCTTCTTTAGATAAATCTGTTATATCCTGAGATTCATTTAAATGTTGTAAAAACTTATGTAAGTATTTCATTATTTGTTTTTAAGTTTTTTATCTAATATCTGAGCAATATGACTTCCTATAAAAAAGTGAAAGTTTTTCAGTGTATCTGTATCAAAAGTTTCTATTTCGTCCATAAATCTAAACTGAAATCTATAATAATCATTTGAGTTATCACTATCATCAATATAAAC